ACGCTGACGTGCCAGGATTCGAGAATGAGAATGGCATCAAGATGCCCTACATCATTACACTAGACAAGTTTTCACAAACTGTCCTATCCATCAGAAGAAACTGGAAGGAAGAGGACAAGGACGTTCATAAGACTTCCTATTTTGTACACTACAAGTTCCTCCCAGGACTGGGGTTTTACGGCTTCGGTCTCATACACATGCTGGGTGGGTTATCGCGAACAGCAACAAGTGTTTTGCGGCAATTAATTGATGCTGGCACACTCGCTAACCTACCGGCAGGTTTCAAGGCACGTGGCATGCGTATACGCGACCACGACGAGCCATTGCAGCCGGGGGAATTCAGGGATGTGGACGTAACAGGAACTTCCATCAAGGAATCGCTGTTGCCTCTTCCCTACAAGGAACCTTCACAGGTTCTGTTTGCTTTACTGGGATTTGCGGTTGACGCAGGAAAATCCTTCGCGGCGATTGCCGACATGAAGCTTGGAGAAGGGAATGAGCAGAATCCAGTTGGAACCACACTCGCTCTATTGGAGCGTGGAACTAAAGTTATGAGTGCAATTCACAAGCGTTGTCATTACGCGCAGAGGGGAGAGTTTGCCCTTCTTGCAAAAGTTTTTCAGCTGTATCTTCCGCCGGAATATCCTTATCAGGTTGTCGGTGGTGATCGAATGATTAAGCAGTCGGACTTTGATGACCGTGTGGATATCCTCCCAATTTCCGATCCGAATATTTTTTCAATGGCGCAGCGAATTACGCTGGCACAGCAACAGTTGCAGCTGGCGACAGCGGCACCACAGCTTCACAATATACGTGAGGCATATAGAAGAATGTATCAGGCGATGGGGGTTGACAATGTTGACGCCATCCTTAAACCGGATCCGGAGCAGCCGGAGCCAACAGGACCGGCAACGGAGAATTCAATGGCAATGAAGGGAAAGCCTCCAAAGGCGTTTCCGTACCAGGACCATTCAGCACATATACAAGCACATTCTGAATTCATGTTTACACGCATGGTGCAGATCAACCCACAGCTTTACTCAATGCTGCAGTCGCACATATCAGAGCATATTGCTCTAATGGCAGGATTTCAGATTCAGGAACAATATAAACAACAGTTTCAACAGTTACAGCAGGCGATGCAACAGGCAGGACAACAGGCGCAACAGAATCCGCAGGCGCAACAGCAAGTGCAACAGATGCAACAGCAGATGGAGCAATTGACAAATGAGATGGCGGCTAAACAGGCACAGCTTGAGGCGAAATTAACAGCACAACTATCACAGGATGAAGAGGCACGAATGAGCAAGGAGCCTAAGGATCCACTCGTGAAACTGAAGCAGCAAGAAATTGACTTGCGTGCAGCTGAAGTTCAGGCTAAAATGCAGAAAGACATGATCGTGGATTCAGAGAAGATGGATCTCGAACGTGACAAACTTGAAACGCAAACGAGCATTGATATCATGAAAATGGCGACAGAAACTGATAAGCAGCAAAACGCCGAATCGATGGCAATGATGAAGGAAAATATCATCACTGCTCGGGAAGCAATGAAGGACCAATCAAATGAAAGAGTTGCAAAGGATAAGGCAAATGGACAGGGCACTAATAAAAATAAGCGATAGCATGAAGAAAATTGAGGATCTCGTTAGAAGCGAGATCAAGACTCAGGAAGACTACATGCTTGTGTGCTCGGCACTGATGGCAGTTACACGTAATATGTATGCTGATTCCTTAGGGCCTCATGATACTGCAAAAATGTTTCAGGCGGTTGCAGAGAGTTTTCATGCTGTTGAAGAATTCTTGGACAATTTCAGGCCTGAAGAAGAAAAACCAACGATACACTAATGCCATTCAAGTCAGAAAAACAAAGAAAATACTTATGGGCGAAAGAGCCCGCAATTGCCAAGAAATGGACAAAAGAGCATGGAAGTAAAATAGTTAAGAATAAAGGGGGCGTTGTAAGCCCTAAAGGAATAGGACTTAGGTCCAGGTGGCTAAAGGAGGAAAAGTAAATGCCAAAAGTAGGAGATAAAAGCTTCGCTTACACTTCCGCAGGTGTTAAGCAGGCACAGGATCATGCCAAGAAGACAGGGCAGAAAATGGTTCTGTCCAAGAAAGGCGGAAAAATAAAGAAGAAGCTTAAGAAAGGTGGAGTGAAGAGGAAACACCACGGCGGACGCGTTAGTGGTGGGATGAAAGATAAACAATGTTAACAAGGAGGTAAATATGAATTTATTTAAAGATCTTTGGGCGCATCTGAAGGAATGGAGTGACTGGAAATTGAAGGATTGGATTAAATCCGGAATTGTAGTGATTATTGTTCTGGTTGTGCTTAAAGTAATAATTATAGGTGGATAATGGTAACATTCACGGACAGTGATGATAGAAGATCAGCGTACCTACGTAATAAAGCTATTCAAAATGCTAATGCAGTAAGGGAACGTCGTGCCACTGTGGAGAACCCACAGTGGGCGATGTCTCGTCCTGCTGACTGGTATCAGGACCGCGGAAATCTTGCATCCATAAAAGACACATTAGTCAGCCAACAAGGCAACAGAGACTTTTGGACTACGGATCAGGATGAATCCCGTAACGCATACCAAATGTTAATGAACCAAATGAAAGGTGGTGACAAAGGTGCGCGGATGATGGACCTTCGTGGGTTACCGTCCGTTGTTCAATCTGATCCAAACAAGTACCGTAGAGGAAGAACAATGTTTCAAGACCCCTCTAAGGCCCAGGGTTTCCTTGGCGATGTTGGATCACTATTTACAGGAAAAAATAAAGCAGCAGTGCGAGCACAAGAATATAATCCTTTCCCAAAAGCTGGTTTTGGAAAGGACTGGTATAAGGATCAATTCCCCATTGCCTCGGGACTAGGGTCCATGATGGAAGCGGCGGAAAATTTTATTCCAGGTGCTACCTGGGCAAAACAATTTTTACCTAAACGTAATAGGGTACCTTTGGAACGACATCCAGATTATTTAGAAGGTGGATCAGAATTTTTACCAAAAAAAGGAATATATAATGAAATTCCTGAAATACCTTTCGTGGAAGACATGGATATTGAAGACTTATCCTATACACCTGAAACAGTATGGGGTCCTGAAGGGGATCCAAGTATTATTATGGCAGGCATGGAACCTTATCCTGATTGGGAACCTTACAAGGATGAGTGGTATGATCTTCAAGAGGATATTGATGGTGTTGAAGAAGACCTAACGGAAAACATAGAAGAAACAACTGAAACATTCACTGACTTAGGAGATACGCATGCATTTACTAAAGAATTTAGTTGGGGTGCAGGAGATTATGAGGATGTGCAGGAATACGTAACTGCTTTAATAGGAGATCCGGACTCAACTTGGTATAAAATGGATCAGGATGAACTTGTCAAGATATTGATCAAGCAGAACAGAATTAAGGAAAAATAATGTACCCAGGCAACCACACGGACAGCGAAATACTAAGCGTACCGCGTAATTTGAAGACGCGTCCAGGCGCACCGGAAACGCATCTTGCATACATAACAGACGACGAAGCCGATCTTCTGGAGATATACAAGCCGGACACTCCGCACAGAGGACCACATGACGTTCCCAATTATGACACATGGGGATATGACCCGGACAGTGGAGCTGTCACTGGTGGAACAAGTGAACAAGCAGATTATGGCACTGATCCTTCAAGTTTAGGTGGCGCAGGAAGCACTACAGATTTTGGTGGGGGACGTCCGGATACTTATGTAAAACCAGAAGAATATTATACTGACCCTATACCAGAGGATATAATTTATGATGATAAAATAGCGGACTACAGTTTTAGCACTCCGGATGTAAGATCCAGTATATATGATAGATCCGACTTTAGAAAGCAGTACGGTTCAAAAGTTGTAACAAACTCTGAAAACTTAGCAAGGATGGCTTACGACCTTACTAATGACCCTAAGTATCTTAATCAACCAATTTTCGTTCCGGGAGGAATGAGTGGGTGGCAAACTGATGCATTATACCAGTCTATTTTAGCTAAGTACAAGGAAGCAATGAGCACAGGAAATAGAGAACTTTTTTTCGAGGCTGTAGAAGGTTTAGAAGATATAACTGCTGGAAATCCTAACACGCAATATTTTGATAAGGTATCAGGTACAGGTTGGGATGACTGGTGGAGACGACCTACAGTTACCGGCGGAGGAGGCTCTGGCAGTGGCGGACGCGGCGGTCGATACAGAAGTGGTTCTGGTGGTTCCGGAGGTGGCGGCGGAGGCGGATCTCCCATGCAATTTCCAGGTTCCGGTGGCGACGCATATATGAGAGGTAAATGGGGACCTTATACATTGCAGGGAGATTACATCAGAAGAATGAGAGGAATGAACAGAGGAGGCATCGTAAGCTTATGCTAGGACTTTTAACAGGATTACTCGGAGGGAAAGGCGGTGCACTTAAGACGATTTCCTCCGTGATTGACGATTTGCATACTTCGGAGGAAGAAAAACTCGACAAGAAGATTCTCATGCAACGCATTAAGCAGAAGCTTGCGGAGAAACAGATTGACGTAAATTTGAAAGAAGGCCAGCACAAATCGATTTTTGTTGCAGGCTGGAGGCCGATGATTGGCTGGACGGGGGCGTTTGCGCTGATTTTTGAGTTCATACTCTCCCCCTCAATTGAATGGTATGCGAAGTTTTCAGGGCTGGACTTAACCGCCCCTGAAATTCAAACAGGCCCATTGCTAGCGATTGTGACATCAATGCTTGGCGTGGCCGGGCTCAGAAGTTTCGAGAAAACTAAGGGCTTGACAAAATAACCTAAATGAACTAAGAGGAGAATATTATGGTTGGAAAAATACACGCTAGAAGAGAAAGTCGTAAGACGCCTGGAAAGAAATTCGGCACCACTACCTACAAGAAAGGCGGTGCTGCCAAGAAAGCCAAGGGCGGAAAGGTAGCCAAAAAACAAGTTGGTGGAATGGCAGGACAAGGATACAACGCCAGATTGGATGAATCCTTGGGCGCAAGACACCCAGGAGCTACAGGAAGCATGGCGGGAAGACGCGCAATGA